GGCAGTAGATTTACATTAAAACGATTGTTATGATAACTATCAATTAATCTACGTTGATATTCATATGGCTCATACAATAGTTTACCCTTGATAGGATGTTGTATGTGGAAAAAATGCTCTAAGAAGTAGTGCGGACCATTAATAGGATCAGAAGATTGTAATAGATCTTCAATATCTTGTTCTGTGAACTTTTGTGTGCTGTGAGCTTTTTTTACCAGTTGCCCGTCTAAGTTTTTTGATCCCATATGTTTATTTAATGAAAAAAATAGCCTCCGAAGAGGCTATTTGAACTACGTTCTAAGTTTTGATTATCTGCCACTACCTTGCGTTTGTCCAACTCGTTGTCCCCAAGCCCCTAGTTCTGCTTGGTCTCGACCGTAGTTGCTATTTGGTCTCTTTGCTGTAAGTTGCTTATTACGTTTTAACTTTTGTTGGGCTGCATCAGCAGCGGCAGCAAGTGGACCGGGTTCAACAGTAACACTTCGGTCCCATTTACTCTTCCCCATTGAATCAGCCTTGGCCTGTATACGGGCGGAATGTTCATCAGAATCATCAGCCCAGGCTTGCTGTGCATTTTGTTGTCTTGCATCATGCACTTTGTTAACTAGTGCAGTGTTAATTTCATCTACTTTCTTATTACCTTCGGATACAAACTTCTTGTAATCTGCCATCAATTGTTGTTCCATTGTGGCCTTGGGCATATTGCCATCCATTCTATCACCTTGACCAGGTTGATTTTCTTGGTGGGCAAACTGATTGGCCTTAAAAGGAGGAGGCTTTGTTGGATCTGACGGACTATTGTCATATTGCCCTTCGTCAGTTTCTTCTTCATCTTTTTCTGCTTCATGATCAGCCATATCGTGATCACCGTCATTGTCAACATCACCGTGTGCTGCATTAACGTCATCACCTGGGTTTAGTTTGTCAATCATAGAACGCATATCAGATGTTGCGTCACTGCCCATTTCTGGCTCGGCAGTTAATGCCAAAGTTGGTTCAGCGCTCATGGGTTCTTCAGCACCGTGTTGTTTAACACCTGCTAATTGCATAATGGTAGCAAGCATATCGCTGAGTTCTTCACCGCTGCCTGCTGTCATATTAATGCTAGCTGGCATTGCTGGCTTTTCCATACCCATACCCATTTCAGGCATGATACCACATTCTTCTACTTGTTGGCTTTCTTTAACGATAGTAGGATTAGTACTATCAAGTTCAGCTAAACGCTTCATTACATCGATCATTTGCATAATTATTTCCTTAGGTCTTCGGCCTGAAATTTCAATAGGCTCGGTTGCTTTTCATCGGTGTCAGTGTTAAATTTAGCTGCACCTTCTGTGGGGATTTCTTCTCCACGGGCTTTGCGTTGAAGTTTAAGAATATCATTTAATTCTTTAACAAAACCGCTGTTGTACTTATCGCCATAGTAATCTTCAAATTTAGGACTACCGGCTTCTGCGTAGTTAGGATCATCTAACAATGCACCTTTACGTGGCTCTTCAATATGCTGATATTCTTCAGTGTGTTCAAATGGGCTACGTACTACAAGATGACTCTTACCCACTCCCAATGAGGAACTTAGATATTCTGTAAGTTCTTGTTGTGTTGTAGGATAATCTAAACTAACTTCATAGATACTTACTTCGCAGTTTTTAACCTGAGGAAAGTCTAATGGTAATGTTTGGATAGGAGTAGTACCGGTCTTTTTAAAGCCGCTAACTGCGTATTTGCTCAACAATGATTTCATTGATGATTCTTGCTCAGTTGTAAACTCCCCGGCAACTTTCACACGGAAGTCATACTTTTTAGTAGACTCGGATAGATATTGAGTAAATGTTTTCATAGTATTATTTATTAAGATTTCAAATCTTTTAACTTAGCAAGTATGCTATTTCTGTCTGTAAGGATGTACCCTTCGCCATTCACGGTATTGCCTTCGCCTTCGTTTCCGTGCTTCTTATCCACAGCTAATTTCTTAATCTGTAGGTCAATCATTTTCAATTTCTTGTCAATTTTAGCACTTTTTGCAGTAATTGCAGCAGTCAGCATAGATGCTGCAACTTCAAACATTCTGCTGCCGTATCTTGCTTCTACATTCATACCCAAGTCCATTAGATCATCATAGGCTTGTTCTGCTTTAGCAGCAAGTTCATCAAATTCAGCATCGCTGATATCGCCTAGCCCTTTTACTTTAGGCAGGGCGGCTGATATTTTGTCAAATTCTTCCAATTTATCTTCAATATCGATAGTAGGTACAGGCTCAGCATCCACTGTAGTGGGCATCATTACTGCATCTACGGTGTTTGGTAATTCTAAGAGATCTTCAAGTTTTTTAGTCATATACTTACTTATTTAGATTTCTTGGTATTGGAAAAAATATCGTGCTCGTTGAGGACTCTAAACTTAATTCCCTGCTGTTGACACCATTTTCCAGCAGCGGCCCACTTGGCTTGATTCTTAACAAACTGTGCTTGATTGTAGGGATTTTTACCCACACGTTCTTTGAGCATTTGATTGGCAGGTTTAATTTCTATAAGTTCTGCGTGTTTTTTCATATGCTTATCAATGTAGGAAATTAAGAAATCAGGAACATATACCGTGGCTTTGCCCGTTAGTGGATCTCTATAAGGTATCTTTACAGGTTCGCTGGCCCATTCTTGTATACTGGGATTATTATCACAGAACATACAAAATGTAGTTTCCCAACTGCTACGGCAATAGGGAGGTTTACTGCCAATATATTTTTCAATATTTTTTACTTGGTAGACACCCTGATTAAATTTTAAACTCATTTTTAAAAACTTGGAGTTTCTGTAGCATCGTAGTATAAATTAGTCAACGCAGACGCATTCATAATAATATTAGATCCACTTGTGCTAATATATTTACGTCCACTATCTGCCGGATAAGGAGGATAACTCTTAAACCCGCAGCCTGTAACATTAACTATAATTTTTACATTTGGATCACTATTTTGATTATTTACATATATCATATTTTGAACATATCCAACAATTGGAGCTGGATCAGCACTGTGATCGGGTCGAGCAAACATACAATTAGATATATTATTAACAACAGTAGCAAGTGAAGTAGCAGTATTATGAATATAGATATCTGCCTGGCCACGATTATTTTCAAAATATGTACCAATAATGTTTAATTGGTTTGGTAAAAAGTCTGTTTGTCTATGATAAATTCCACCAGCTATTCCTTGATCACTGCCGCTAACAACGCCACAGGTCTCTAAGAATCCTCCGTCAATTTTAATTGTGCCTCCTTGGATCATATATCCAAATGCTTTACAGGCCACTAAATTACAATTTAAAAAATGAGTAGAAGTTGGTTCAGAAAAACTAGTAAGGCCGGCAATAATACCAACATTTGTTCCAAAAATATTAATATGAGAAAATGATAATCCTAGACAATCATCTATCCTGATTCCAGCATAATGTCCTTTAATTCGAATATCGTGAAATAAACCGCCGCCTGGAATTCCATTTAGACTAAGACCAACGCCTGTTCCTATATTTGTATAGCCTATTTCGCTGCCTACGACACCCACTGTTGTTGCATTAATCTTTTTAATTAAAGTAAATCCGCCCATATCCATGGTAAAGTATCTAGCTCCTTCCCCTCCAGTTCCGGATGTGTTCATAGCAATTGCTCCACTGCCAGTAGCATTGGCTATGGTATCTGATCTATAATCATAGATAAACGATATACTAGATCCCTCACCTTTAAGAACAACTCTGCCACTAGGTACATCTTGATCAGTGGTTGCTAATGGCCATGTTATTGTAAGATTGTCAGTGATCTTGTAAGCACCTGCTGGTAAAAATACTGTGCCGCCGTTGGTGCTGTTAGATAACGCATCAATAGTTTTTTGAATTGCTAATGTGTCGTCTGTAATGCCATCGCCTATAGCACCAAAGTCTTTAACACTGTGTATCTCGCCAAATTTAGCAGCGGCAGTTCTTGTACTACCAACATAACTATTAAGAATTGCTGTATAAGTTGTTATTCCCGATGGGCCTTGAGTACCCTGAGTACCTTGTGTGCTATTATCTTGTCCTTGAGTACCTTGCGTCCCTTGTGTACCACCATTACCCACTATTGAAAGATTAGATTTAAAATCTTGATAAGAATATCTGCGTACAAGACCTTCATTAACTACAACAAAAGTAGAACTGTCAGTAATGTCTGGTATGGATGTTATTTGTGTAATTTTTGGCATATTAATTATTCCGTTGTTAAATATTTGCCGAGCTCATCGGATAGTAGTTCGCCACTTTCGTTGTAAAGTGTGGTAGTTGGAGTGGTTGTATAATAACCGTCTATAATAGTTCTTTGTATTTCTGTATTAGGTATAAATTTCTGTGCATAACCTAAGCTACTAGATTTAAATCTATTATAATTTAATACTTCTGACACTATACCGGACAATTGAAGATTGTTAAGACCTTTAAGTGTGTCTAATATTTGCATGGGGTTATAACCATCTTGCTTGGCCTGTGTCATTATGGTTATAGAAATAGACTCTGCAGATACCTCACCAAACCCTCTACTGGTGAAATATGCCTTCATTGCTGCTAACACAGATGAACTTAATTCAACCGGCTGTGAATAATAATTGTCAAATGCTTTTAAAGTAGCATTTGATTGTGCAGTATCAGCAGGTGGTAAATTAGAATATGTTGCCATTATTAACCTTTAGGAAATAACAACGATGCTGGATTAGCTCTAGTAATGCCGTCAACGCTGACATTGAGTCCTTTAAATAAATCAATTTTAACTCCGCCAAACAAGTTAAAAACTCCAGGCTGATTTCCAGGCGTTTCAGCATAATCATTTGCAGGACCAGCAGCACCGTATTTGCCTGGTCCTGAACTTAGTGCAGCAGTTAAAGCACTACCTGCAATATTATATGCTGTGGCTGTTTGCCTAGTAAGTCCGTTTTGATTTATATAATTTCTAAGCACAGTGGTTCCAAGTTGAGACAATAAATCGCCTTCGCCTGGTCTATTTTTTACTCCAAAAGTCTGTGTTGCTAATTGGTCATCAAATGTAGAAGGACTTCTGCGATATTCGTCTCCGTCATTACCGATGGTGTGTGGACTTGGTGTTTGATCAAGATATTCCTCAATCATATAATCATCACTACCTTTTTTTAGTTTTCCTTTTTTATAAAATACACTTTCGTATTCAACAGTCATACTATTTTGTAATACTTTATTACCTGATGATTGATCCACGGAATCATGTTTCCAATCTTTAATTTTAGGATTAACTAGTGTGTATTTGGTAAAATTCTTTTGATGTAATACATAAATGTCAATTGACCTAAAGAAATTTTCTGATACTGGTTTTGTATCTGATCGGCCACCCTGATTATGTAAAGAATCATATCTACCGTAATTGTAATCTTTTTCTTCGTATTTTGTATTACCATATGCAGCATCAGATTGAAGTCCGTCAACATAATAATGTTTGTAATAATTTTCCCAAAGTGAATGAGTAATATCTGTATTATCGTCGTGTAGATCTATATTAATAGGATTATAACTTATACTTTTTTGTACTATAGTTTTTCTATTATATTGATTCAATGTTTCTGTAGCAATTGTGAATTTAGGAAGGTCTACTTTTTTAGCCAGCAATCCTACAACATTAATATTTTTCTCATTCCATGTTTTATCTGGTATTGCATCTTTATTAAGATTAAATCTTACAAAATATAAAAATCCAACTTTAGGTGCTCTTGCAAAGCCATTGTTAATATACAATCTATTTGCATGTTGAAAGTCTTTCATAACTGTTTGGCCAGTTCCGTTGGTTACAAAATTTTGAAAATGTTGTGAAGTCATATTAATATTTAGTCAAAGAAAAACCCGGATAAATCCAGGTTTGACTTTATAGTTAATGGTTATTAACCAGTAGCTAGCCCTTGGTTCTTATTCTCACGAACAACTCTACCAATGTCTAATCCAATGCCGCTGGCTGTGCCGCCAGGTGCTTCAAGTTGAATTACATTATCAACAGATATTGACATATCAATATCTAGAGGATCGTTCTTGGTATAATCGCCACCTGCATAGGTAATTTGTTTAACAAAACAACCTAAGTATTCAAAACTTTCAAGTGTTACTGGTTCATATGCACCATTGCCGCCGTCGAGGATCTCTACACGCATTCTGAATTTATAATCAACAGCACTTGCTGCACCACTTTGTTCAAAGAAGTCATATTGCTTTTGCATTTGTTCGCCAACTTTCTTGGCAACAACACCACTAGCATCATCTCTAACTTTAAATTTAACATCACTAATTTTATGTTTACCTAGCATTTTAATTCTGCTATTGTAAACATCTAATGTGAAATCATCAAATATTATTTCAGGGCGGCTAACACTCATAACTTGTTTAGTTAATTCAGTGCTTTGTTTGCCGCCTACGCCAAATTGATCCAATGTAACGCGAAAGCGATACTGTAATTTTGGCATTAACAGTCCCTGGGTTGTTGCTCCTGCTCCAGCCGGTAATGGTACTGTAAATCTATTTAAACTTGCAATTGGCATATAAATGCTCCTTATTCTATGTTATTTACCGATTATAGACCAGCTTTGATATCACCAGTATTTTTCAGTCTTAGAGGAATGTAAATAAACTCAACTGCTTTAACAGGTTCAATAGCGATATCCATATATAACTCATTGCGATCAATTCTCGCAGCGGTATTGTTAGTTTCATCGCAGACCACAACGTAGTCATACAATGCACGTTGGCCTACCAACTCTAGCATTAGACTTTCTGCTGCGGCTTTGATTTCGCGACGTGTTTGTGCATCATTAGGTTCAAACAAGAATGGTCTTGCAAGAACATCTAATTGTCTACGTAGATAGCAAACTAAACGAGCAACATTAATTCTATCTAATGAGCTAGCATTCTTTGCACGAGTACGTTGACCGTAGGCTACAATTCCTACTCCGGCTAATGTCGCAATTGGGTTAATTGCAACTTTAGTACTTGGACTTAACATTACATCGCGTATTCCTTGTGATAGTGGAGTAGATTTAAATTCGCCTTCGCTGGTAATATAACCAACTGATGTAGCATTGTCAACACCACCGCGTCGTGTTCCTGCAGGTGCAAACCATTGGAAGCTCTTGGCATCACTGTTGATAATTGTACGTAGCATCATGTGACTTGGTGGAACAACAATATAGTTGCCTGTATTGTCGTTAGTATAACCACTTGGATAATACAATGCTAGATATTCATCATATGTAACTGCACCTTCATCTCCGTTATCTAATGCTTGAGCAGTATTCAATCCCCAGTTGCTTAACTCTGTTCCAGTTGGCATCAAGCGGAACGGAGTATCTCCAACTATAAATGCAGTTTGACCACGATCGATGTTAAGTGCAACCATGTTTTGAATAACTTCTGAATATCCAGGAGTAGCCATTAAGTTGAAATTAACAGTATCAGTGTCTCTAATAATTGCATTAGTATCTATAGTTGATTTGAATGCTTGTACTAGTTGTGCTCTTTGTGCATGACGTCCGAACACACCAGATCCATCGGCTGCAACATTGTGTTGACTTACCCAACGATCTGCTGCATATTCGTGTCCTGATGTGTCCATTGATTCACCAGCGTTATGTGGATAACGAGCATTAAGTCCATTATTTGCATATATATCAATATGTCCAGAAATATATTTCTTAACATTAAATCCACTACGACGAGTATTCCACAGACGCATACCTCTTGGATAGATAGCAGGATCTGGAGTATCTGGATCTAAATAATCGCTTCTAATCAATGAATAGATATTGCTAGCAGTCAATGATGTTCCTGTGGTTGCCCAACGTACATCAGCAAATAACCAACCGTTGCTTGTTGATTGATCAGTGGTGTCTTGTGCTACCCAACCTGCAGTGGTACTATAAACATAGATGTTTTTACCATACATTTCTATATCTGCGGTAGAAATCCAAATATCACCATTAACCAATGGTGTACTATCGCTCTGACCGTTTGCTGATAATGGTTCAGTGGCTGATACAATTGGGCCATTTGGATCTGTATTTGGGAAAGCATTGTGATAGCCGACCCAAGTTGTACCATTGTGATATAAAATATCTACTTGATCATGTACAGAATCATACCACAATGTGCCATCTGCTGGAACATTGTAAGGTGCATCTGCACTGGCCTGGAAGTCCAAGGATGCCCAGCCTGTTGCCAAGTATGTAGCATAATCATAAGTTGGAGGAACAATTACATTAGCAGTAGTATAACCAATACCTGCAAGAGTAATTGGGTTATTTGTTACCTCTACTAATTCAAAATCTCCACCTTGTAAATGTGTAATCGTTATTTGATCAGTAAGAGCATTATATGTAGATGAAATATTAGGTAATCCTGCACCTGCTATTGCTGCTGGAATTAAAGATGCAATACTTGTTCCGGAATTAGAACCATAACTAGCGGGTGTAATATTAATAGTGGTTAATGCGCTCCATGCTGTACTTCCTGGTACTGTATATCTAATTTTAAAAGTTGCAGTTGTTAAATGTCCAGTTGCATTATCCCACCATTGATTTGTTTTATAATTTTGACTATCGCTAGTAATTGATGTTGGACCAGTAGAATTACGTCTCCATACCTTAAAAATTCCATCTGGGTTAATAAAGTTATCAAAATTATCTTCAACAAACACAGATCCTACTGGAATATTTTTTCCTCCAACTGTATCTAACTTTGCTATAGCGGTTGGAAGATCTGCATACATAGGAGTAGATAATGTATCCCATCCTTGTGCTGAACTGTTATAGCGTTTTATTTTCCAACTAGCACCATTATTTTCTTTAGTTGTTACAACCCACACACTCTTGTCAATTGTGCTACTATTCCAATTAGGAACTTGATAATGTGGCCCAATTATCAATGATCTTTGAGCGCCCGGTGGTCCGTATCCATCTCTTACCACAACCCATGTTGTAGTTGATGGCTGTTTATACCATATACGGAAACTATTATCCATGGTAATAATTATACAATAGTCGCCTGCTTGACCAATTGTTAAATCAGGACCTTGATTCCAATCACTATTTTTATAAGATCCTACATCGGTATTATCATCAAATACAATTGGAGTTTTATCAACAAATGATAATGTGCTATGTTGCCATTCTTTAATGCCAAATTTACTATCATTTGTGTCAACCCAATATTGGCCACCGTATGGTTTTCCACTTGGAGCACTTTCTTTTGGAATTAATGCAGATGTATCAATATCTGCTCTAACAACATAAGCGCGGCTACTAACTCCTAACACACTGTAAGCAGCTTGTAGACCGTATTCGTTTAATTCATCACCATGTAATGGATTGCTGCTGGCATCAGTGTAAAAATGCGGAACACCAAAGGTGTCAGCTAAATCACGTTGACTTGTCATGAGCCATAATTTACCAGCATTTGCTGCTGTGGTACCTGCTGCAATGGTGCCGCTTGCGTTTGTTTTATCTTGTGCAGACGCTACAAATAGTAGAGGAACAGTGCCCGGTGACGCTGGGTTATAAAAACTTTCGTCGATTACTGTTACGCTTACGCCTGGTGAATTCAATGTTGCCATATGTAATATCTCCTAATTGGATTACTTGAATTATTTACCTACTATATGAAAAAACACAGGGTTAAATACTTAGGAAAGGGCAACAAAAAGGGCGCAATATGCGTGATCTATGTAATGAATGTGGGCAACGACCGGTTGCTATAAACTATTATAAGGAGGGGAGACCTTTCTATAGGTCAAAGTGCGACCACTGTGCAAGCCAACGCCGAGAAGGTACACCATTGTGGGCCAAAGCTGGATATACTAAAAAATCTGCCTGTGATAAATGCGGCTTTACTTCTAAATATTCTGAACAGTTTAATGTATTCTACATTGATGGAAATTTAACAAATTGTAGATATACTAACTTAAAGACAGTATGTGCTAACTGTCAACGCATACTACATAAACTTAAACTGCCTTGGCGGCAGGGAGACTTGAAACCAGATTTTTAATTTGACTAAACAAATCATCAATGGTGTTATTGTTGTCTAATATGGCATCAAACTTAGTACCAATCCAGGAAGTCTCACTTGGATGTATACCTTGTTCTTCTAATAAAGTGCGATGTAATTCACTACCCTGATTAGCTTGTACGGCTGTATCGTACCACTTGGGTTCTGCTCCACGAATGACTCGTACAACAATGCCGCCTGCATCTTTAATTGATTTAATTTCATTGGGGAATCTGCAATCACTGATAACAATATCATCTTTGCTGTCGTATAGTTTCTTTTCTAAACTAGCAATCCAGATATCATCATGGAATCCTTTACGGCATACTTCTGTGCCCCACCATTGTAGAATCCAACGTGGAGTAATTTCCATGCCTAAACGATTGCTCCACCAGTCGTCGCGTTGTTCGCGCCACTCGCGGGCTTGTTTTGTACGTCCTTCTAGCAAAGTACGATCCCAGCCAAATACCATACTTACCGCATCTTTTAGTGTACCAGCAAAACTTTCTCTACGAAACTCGTGAAAATTTACCAAATAATCAGCAGCGGTATCTTTGCCCGAACCAATTAAACCTACAAAACCGATAATCATAGCATCCTTTAGTGATACTATAATATATTACATATGTATTAAGTTGTCAAGAGTTTTTTAGCCAATTACAAAAGTAAGAGGAGTACCGCCGTCTTTGTAGTTGATTAGATCAAGTTCTAATGTCTCAATCTCAGCCTTGCCCTCAGACTTGAGCGCTGCACCATTTAATGTTGTACTACCCTGCGGGCTGGCAATTGTACCAAACTTTTCACGTGCTTCACCTAGCATAATTTTACAAGTTGCAAGGCTGTAATCCTTAAGCCATTGTCCTGCAAACTGATCTTGTATTAGATTAAAGTCTGGTCTGTAATTATACATCCATAGCATAACTTCTTCTTCAGCTCTAGGACGTTGCATAACTGTGAGTTTTTTAGTAGTTTTGTTAAATGTGAAGTTGATCTCACCGCCAAACATTTTACCCACTAATTTCTGATAGCTAGCAAACGCATAGTAAGTGGCTAAACCGCCCATATTTGTACTTGTCAGCAAATAGGTGTTAGAATATGCTAGGTTAAATGGTTCATAAAGTGTACCACCTTGTCCACCACCTGTTCTACTACCAATACTGCGACGGAAAATCTGTCTAACATTAGTAACTTCCTGTGGCATTATGTATTC